TGTGGGCGGTACTGGCCAAAGGCGGCCAGTACGACCCACATCCGAACGCTTGAACAGCTTTACCACCGGCTTTTGCGACGTCACTGACTGATGACAGTAAACGGCAAACGGCCCGACTGAGAACCTGCCATAAAAATCAGCTTTAGAGGCTGAGGGTTTTTTCAGGACAGTCGGGAGCGGCTACTCATCGAGGGTCGAGCGTTGTTGCAGCAACGCTCACAATGAGCCCGGATACATTAGCGCAAGCCAGCTTTACCGAAAACAGCCCATGAGGTTGCAGGAGATGGGCTGACCATACATTTTTATGCCTGACATTTGGAGAACACCATGTCGATCCTTTCTCAAGGAACCAAGGTTTACGCACTCGTCCCTCCGGTTTCCGGTAGCGGCCCCAAGACCGTGCTTGCTATCGAATGCGCAACTGCCTTCAACCCTGGTGGTGCGCCAGCGGATCAGATCGAAGACACCTGCCTCGAAGACACCGTGCGCAGCTACAAGAAAGGGTTGCGCACTCCCGGCCAAGCATCGCTGACAGTCAGCGCTGATCCGAGTAACGCCAGTCACATTCGTCTACACCAGCTGTCCGAAGCTGAAGGTGATACCACGATCGACTGGGCGGTTGGCTGGTCTGACGGCACTGAGCCGCCGACACTAAACGTTGCCGGCGATGGATTCGAGCTTCCTGAGTCACGAACCTGGTTCACCTTTCAGGGATATGTCTCTGACTTTCCGTTCGACTTCGCGGCCAACGCCGTAGTCAGCACGGCCGCCACCATTCAGCGTTCGGGCGGCTCCGCCTGGATCCGCAAAACCGCTTAAGGGGATTGTATGAATCTGGCTCAACTGAAAAAGAAAGGCGGCGTCGTCGCTGACGCATTGGTGCAACGTGATGTCGAGTGGAAACACTTCGATGCCAAGGGGGTGGAAGTTACCGACAAGTTCAAAGTTCACATCCGTCGCCATGCGTTCGGCGTTATGGAGGCGATGTTTGCCGGCGGTGAAGCTGAGCGCTTCAAAAATGCCCGCTACCTGTCAGCCAGTATCATGCTTGGCGAGAGCGGCAACGAAGAGCTCCCATTCGAAGACGCTGTGAACCTCGATTCGAGCCTGGGCGTGGCACTTCTGCAGGTAGTGAACGAGGTCAATAACCCAGTAAAAAACTGACAGCCGCCGATGAGTTGTGGCATGAACTAGTGCTCAACGGAGTCGGCGGGTGCACCATCGCTGAAGCCAAGGCTAATATCTCCTATGCAGAGGTGTTGGCCTGGGTCGCGTATCGGGACAAATTTGGGTCGCTCAATACTGGTCGTCGCATCGAATTGTCCAGTGCGATCGTGGCACTCCAGACCAACAGAATGGGCGGCGGAAAGGCCGAACTTACCGACTTCATGCCTCATGCTGAACACGCAGCGGTAGAGCTGGAGCAGGCTATGGAGGAGTGGGTGTAATCATCACCATGGATGGGGTAGATTGCCGGCTCATTCAGGGAGCGATTCCATGCAGCTGGCAATTCTATTAGTGCTCATCTTGATCGCGGTTATTTTGGCTCCGTGGTTGCTCGGCGTCATCGCGATTGTTGTTGCTGCATACGGCCTCTGGCTCGTTGCCGCCTTCGCTCTCACGATAGCTGCTGGTATTGTAATTTTAGTGGTCTATAGCCTCAGACACGGACTCTTTCAAAAGCGCGACATGTCGAGCAGGATGGGTCAGAAGATAGCGGAGGCCAACAGGTTGCATCGTGTGAAAGAGGCTGCGCAGCGGTCGGTAGCAGCACAGGAAGAATTGAAATATCAAGAAATTCTGGATCGAGCCAAGAAGGCGAGTACGGCTACGTGTAAAAGCTGTAGCGCATCAATTGAGAAATACAGTATGTACTGCCCAAAATGCGGTAAATCCCCTATATAGCCGCTAAATTTTGATGAGCCCACTTCGGTGGGTTTTTTTACGCCTGGAGAAAAGCAAATGGCATCTCGCTCGCTGGGCACGTTGACACTCGACTTGATTGCCAGAATTGGCGGCTTCCAACAGGGCATGGATCGCGCCTCTCGCTCTGTCGCCAGTACTGGGGCGGCGGCGGATGCGGCATCTGTCCGAATCAACGCATTGCAGAGCCAGTTTCTGTCTCTTTCGAGCGTCGCCTCAAGAATTGCCGGCCCGCTGGCTGCTGCATTCAGCGTGAACAGTGTTTACCAGGCTACGGAGGCATACAGCACCCTTACCAACCGGCTGAAGCTGGTCACGACGGGATCATCGGAACTTGCTGCTGCCCAGTCTGCTGTTTTCGGCATCGCCCAGGCCTCAGCTCAACCTTTGTCCGCTACGGCTGAGTTGTATCAGCGGATCGCCACGAATCAGGACGCACTAAAGCTCTCTGGCGAGGGGGTTGCTGGGGTCGTCGGCACAATCAGCAAGACACTTGCGATCTCGGGCGCATCTGCCGATAGCGCAAACGCAGCACTGACCCAGTTGGGCCAGGCATTCGCCTCTGGCGTGCTGCGCGGCGAAGAACTGAACTCCGTTATGGAGCAGGCTCCGGCCCTATCTCAAGCAATTGCCGCGGGCATGGGTAAAACCGTTGGCGAGCTGCGCGCAATGGGTGCAGCTGGCGAGCTCACTGCCGAGGCGGTAGTTAAAGCGATTCAAAGCCAGTCAGGCGCCGTAGATGCGCTTTTTGCAAGAACTGCCACAACAATAGGCAACAGCTTCACCAAAATCAGCAACTCGATGACCCGATTTATTGGCGAACTGGATCAGGCGACCGGTGCAAGTTCGCGGGTCGCTGCTGAGTTTGTCGGCATGTCGCAGGCGATCGATGGCAGCCTGCCAGGCTCATTGGCGACATTGCGCAACAACTCTGAAGCGCTTACGCAGGTACTCACCACTGGACTCTATGTTGCGCTAGGGCGTATTGCTGGTGGGCTCGCGCAGCAAGGGGCTTCTGCGCTGTATGCAGCGACGGCGAACCAAGCACTTTTGGTCTCCAGCGCCGCAACAGCCAAGGGCGATTTGTGGGCGGCCCAGGCCAAGCAGATTGACGCAAAGGCGTTGCTGCAGCGCGCAAATCTGGAAATCACCACTGCAGCGGGGAAGGTTGCGTCGGACCGAGCAAGGCAATCTGCGGATCTAGCCCAAATCCGGTCTACTGAAGCGTTACTTGCATCTGAAGTTGCGCTGGAGCGTGAGCGTTTAGCAGCTCAGATCAGTGAGCAAGGCCGTATAGCTTCCATGGCGCGGCTGAATGGGCTGAAGCAAGGCCAGATAGCAGCAAACAAACAAATTGAAATTTCTGAGCGGGCGCTTGCTGCAACAACGTTGGCTACATCGGCAGAGATCCAAAAAGCGTATGCAATGAGAACAGCTGCCGCTTTGGCCTACGGAGAGACCACTGCGGTGGTCAATGCCGCTACGATAGCTTCGGATCGAGCAGCTGCTGCGTCCAGCATGACCGCCAGGGCATTTGGAGCATTAACCACAGCGGGTCGCGGTTTGCTTGCCCTGATGGGTGGCCCGCTGGGCCTGCTCTTTATTACCGGTGCCGTAGCCGTATCGTTTATGGACTTCCGAAGCAGCGCCGAAAAGGCGGCTCAAGGCCTGGAAGGATTGAAAGGGCCACTGGATGACGTAATTTCAAAATTCCAACAGCTCACCCGAGACCAAAAAGCAGCTGCCCTGATTCGGTGGGGCGAGGCTGAGGCGGAAGGCATCAAGTCTGCTGGCGAGGAGTACGACAAACTCCAAAAGATGCTTAAAACAGGGCTTGTTGGCCCGCGATCCAGTGCCAGTGGCACGGCAATTTATCAAGAGTACTCGAAGCGTATCGCCGAGGTTGCGGCCGCCGGGAAGGATCTTTCACCGATCCTAGAGGAGTTGAGAGCGAACACGCTGGTTGACCCGAAGGTTGCTGATTCTCTTGTTAGGCAGGCCGGGGCGTTATCTACGGCGGCGGGCGCGGCTAAAGAGGCAAGAGACCGTCTCAATGCTCTGAATGTCGAGATGAATAAAGGTGTCAGCAACTCGACAGCCAGCACTCAAGCAACCAGCGGGCTTACAGCTGCTGGCGAAAAGTATCTCAAGACCCTGCAGGACGGGCTTGGAAAGCTTCAAGACAACAATGACGTAGTAAAGGAAGCCAGCCGGTTTATTGCTGAGCATAAGGACCTGTCTGAAGCCGATCGAGTGTCGATCATGTCCGCGGCTCACGCTTCCAGAGCCCAGGCGGAAGCAAACAAAGCAGCTACTGCCGAGACCAAAAGCCATACCTCGGCCGTCAAGGCAAATCAGAAAGCATTCGAAGACGCCGAAGAAAACTACAAGCGCCAGATCGAGTTGATCAATACCACCACCGACAAACAAAAGAACGCGACGGAGGCGGAGAAGCTGGCTTTTGAAGTGTCGAGCGGAAAGTACATCGGCCTCAGTGAGCAGCGTAAGGGGGAGCTAAAAGGACTGGCGGCCGAACTCGACGCGAAAAAGGCTTTGCTCAAGGCTGATGAGGATTCCAAAAAACTAGCCGCCTTCAGTGCAAACGTTGATGAGAGCAATCAGACAGCCAAGGATGGATTTGATCAGGAGTTGGCGGGCGCCGGGCAGGGCGATAAGCGCAAGGCGCAGCTCAAGGAAATGCTCGCTATTGAGCAGGATTTCAACAAACAGCAACGCGAGCTGGTGTTTCAGCGTCAGGGCGATGAAATCAGCCAGGAGCTCTTCGAAAAAGAAACGGCCAAGCTCAGCGAAGCTCTTGCGGGCCGCCTAGTTCTTCAGCAGGACTATTACAACCAGCTGGATGCATCCCAAGTAGATTGGATGGCGGGTGCGGGTGATGCCTGGAACAACTATCTGGATCAGGCAAAAGACATTTCCAGTCAGACCAAGGACATGTTTTCCGAGGCCTTCGCTGGGATGAATGACTCGCTGTACAACTTCGTAACTACTGGGAAACTTTCGTTCTCGGACATGGCGGCTACATTTGCCGAGACCGCCCTGCGAATGCTCATTCAGTGGGGTACGGCTCAGGTGGCCATGGCCGCTTTGAACGCCTTCACGTCGACGGCAGCCATTCCCATTGTCGGGCCTTTCGCTGCGCCCGCCGCGGCGGCTTCAGCCTTGGGATCTGCTGGCAGCTTCATGGGCATGATCAGCTCTGTTGCAGGGATGGCGCACGACGGTATCGACTCGGTTCCTCAGGACGGTACCTGGTTCCTACAGAAAGGCGAGCGTGTAACGACCGCCGAGACGAGTGCCAAGCTGGACCGTACGCTCGAACAGGTATCGCGAGGTGGGTCGTCTTCCGGGCAGGGCCTGACTGTAAACCTCATTGAAGACAAGTCCAGGGCCGGACAGACCGAGCGTGGACGGAACTCGGACGGTAGCGAATTCCTGAACCTGTGGGCAGCGCAGATTCGGGCCGGTGGCAACGACACGTCAGATTCGCTCGAGTCCGCTTATGGTCTTCGACGCAACGCAACGTAGGGGGTGATAGATGAGTGCAATCGAACAATGCTACGCCTCTGGCGGCGATCTGATCATCAAGACACTTGAGGTCAGGGCAGAAGGAGAATCAAGCTCTCTGCTCTACTGCCAAGGCTTCGATGATGTAACGTGCACCACGGAGGATGGCCGAACGCTGACCTTCCTTGCACTGCCCATGGATGAGGCGCTGCCCAAGAATGACAGCAGCGGGTACCAAAGTCTGAACATCGCCCTGGATAACACCATGGGCGAGGTGCAAAAGGTGGTCGAGGGATACCGGGCGGCAGGGAAGCGGATATACATGACGCACCGGGAATACCTCTATAGCGACCTCAGCTACCCGGCGAACAAATACCGCATGACGGTGCTGAATCGGGAATACGCGGACAACACCGCGACCTTCGCCTGTGGGTTCTTCGACCTGCTGAACACCGCCTTTCCCCGGCGGAAACTGACGACCCTGGTCGCCCCTGGCCTGAAGTACATCTAACCATGCTCAACAAATTCTTATCCGCCCCTTATCGGGATGGCGGCAGGGGGCCGGCTGCCTACGATTGCTGGGGCTTGTGCATTGCTGTCCGTCATCAGCTGCTGGGTCTGCCGTTACTTCCCAGCCTCGGCGCCGTCGGCAAGGACCGGGTGCGCGAGAACACGCATGCCTACCACGACCTGAAGCAGGGTATGGAGGCTTGCGCGCCGGAGCTTGGCGCCATTGCTGCGGTATTTCGCGGGGCGCTTTGCCTGCACGTCGGGGTGGTAGTCGAGGCTGACGGCCGGCTCAAGGTGCTGGATACGAATCCCGGCGGCGCCAGGCTGCGCAACGTCCGTGAGTTCGAAACTGATTTTCCAATGGTGGTCTATTACCGTGATCGAATTCTTCCCAAGTAAAATGCCCGATTCGGCGCCGCTGGCCACGTACCATACTAGTTGCCGCATGACGCTCGAGCAGTGGCTGATCGAGCAGTCGCCCAGCTACCGGCGGATGGACTCACCGCCGATCAGCATCGCGCTGAATGACGAACTGATTGATGCGCGGCTTTGGCACAAGGTCAAATTCAAGCCATCGGATCACGTCCAGATTTGGCGCGAGCCGAAAGGCACAGACCCGTTCTCGATGGCGATCCTGATGTTCAAGGGCGCTCAAGCGGTGATGAAGGCAATCATGCCCAAGATGCCCGGCATGCCATCTACGTCTGCCATTGGCCAAGGCGACCCACTGAGCGAGGCGAGCGCCAAGGGCAACAAGGTCAAGTTGGGCGACATGGTTCGACAGGTCGCTGGCTTCCAGAAGGTGTTCCCGTCTTACCTGGCTGAGCCGCGCACCTGGTTCGCCGCGCCGCGCGAGCAGTGGGTGGAAATGCTGTTGTATGTATCAGAGGGCGATTTCGATATCCCGACCGGTCGTCTTAAGGTTGGGGAGACGCCGCTGATATCGCTGGGCTCCGACGCCATTGTGCAGATCTACCCGCCCGGCGTGAACGTGTCAGGCGACACCGCCTCGATGCTGTGGTTTAACGTGCCTGAAGTCGGTGCAAGCTCAAGCGGTTCCGCTGGCCTTGAATTGACCCTGTCCACCACCATCACGCAGTCGGCGTCGGCAGTAGCGTACCTTTTCAACGGCGACTCCATATCGATCCCGGCAGGCGCCGGTGCCTTCCCGGCTGACTGGGAGGCTGGCTTGGTGATTCGCGTCCTGGCACCTTACTCGTACACCGTGGTGGACGGCGGAGCAGGACGTGACATTGTCCAAGGACCA